GTGGATTCACCAATAACCCGTCCAATGGAATCAAGAACCTGGCTTGCGGTTTGCAATTGCCCCTTCTTAAGGGCCTGATGAAAGAGTTTGGTACGCATGTGTTGAAGACGCGGAAGCATATTTTCGCGATCATTTTTCCAATCTTCTTCAACCATCTGCTTGACTTCTGCCCAATCACGCCAACCAGTTGCAAGTGAGATGCCTTCTTTCTCAGCATGGTCATAAACCAATGCTCTAGCGGAAAGGCCATCGAGTTGCCGACGATACAAGCGCCTCACCCGTTCATCTTTAACTGCGTCAGGCGTTCTAAGTCCCATTTGCCATAAGATTACCGTTCCACAAATGATAACTGTTGCTGGAGCGTATGGATAGAAGGGGGCAGGGGTCAGAAAGCTGTGTATTGTGATAGGCATGAGTCAAAAATCCGACCCCATTGAGCTTCGATGGGCGCAAGGCGAAGTATTTTCGTGCGAAAAACGATTTCGAGTACTGGTTGCCGGTCGTCGTTTCGGGAAATCGTACCTGTCATGTGTTGAGCTGGTGCGTGGAGCGATCAACCGACCTGGGGAGACATTTTTTTATTGTGCGCCAACGTATCGAATGGCGAAGGATATTGCTTGGAGAGCGTTGAAGAAGCTTGTTCCGAAGGTATGGATTCACAGTAAGAACGAAACGGACCTACGGATTGAGCTAATCAACGGATCGACGATTGAGTTAAAGGGAACAGAGAACGCAATGGCGTTGAGGGGTCGCAGTTTAAGTGGAGTGGTGTTGGATGAGGCTGCATTTATGGATGCAGAGGTGTGGTTTGAGGTTATACGGCCAGCTTTAGCGGATAAGGAGGGTTGGGCGTTGTTTATTTCGACTCCTGATGGAACTGCCAGCTGGTTTTACGACTTGTGGTGTTATGTGGCGGAAGATCCAACGGAATTATGGGCGCGATGGAGCTATACAACGATTGACGGTGGGAATGTTAGTGCGAAGGAAGTAGAGGCTGCCCGCGCTCAGCTTGATTCTCGAACGTTTCGACAAGAATTTGAGGCGAGCTTCGAGAATTTAACTGGTTTGGTTGCAGTTAGCTTTTCGGACGCCAACATTTCGGAGAAAGCGCGGGATATTGCGATTCAGCCGTTGTTATTGGGAGTTGATTTTAACGTGGATCCAATGAGCGGAATTGTGGCAGTAAAGGATGGCCACAATCTTTATGTATTTGACGAGATCATGTTGACGGGTGGAGCAACGACATGGGATTTTGCGGAGGAGGTTACACGTCGATACGGTGTGGAGCGAAGGATTATTGCGTGTCCAGACCCTACGGGCGGGGCAAGGAAGACACAGGGTGTGGGGGTAACGGACCATGCAATTTTGCGTCGAAGTGGATTTACGGTGCAATCGCCCAAGGCACCGTGGAAGATCCGTGACAAGATTACGTCAGTTAATACAGCATTGATGGATGCGACGGGAGAGCGTCGTACAGTGATCCACCCACGATGTAAGAACTTGATCAAGTCACTGAGGACATTGACGTATGCGCCCGGTACGGGTTTGCCGAACAAGAATTTAGGTGTGGACCACGCCTTTGATGCTTTCGGATATTTAGTTTTACAACAGTTTAATTTGGCTAAGCCAGAGACGATGGGCGTCACTTCTTATCGGTTGTATTGAAGTGAAGCAACTGACAAGGATATTTTGTCCCGTTTGCGGTTCGGGAGAGACAAGGGTCGCGACTACATACACATCACAGGATGGAGATGTGGTTCGATTTCGCGTTTGTAACGAGTGTGGCGAGAAAATTAGGACGCTCCAGCCGCCCGAAGACCTTTTGTCTGACTCAGTAGTAATTAAATACTACCCTCGTTTCACTGAGAAGCACAGGAAGAAAAAAGTCATGCTTGAGGTTCGATCCGATTTTCCTTTAGAATGCAAAAAGTCAAACCCTGCAATGGGTGCTTCTGAGGTATGTAATGGCTAGCCCTAAGTCTAAAAAATCTTCAGCGATGAAACGCTGCGAAGGCTACATGAAAGCTGTTCGTAGCGGCAAAAAGAAAACTACTACTAAAAAGAAAAAATGACACCTAAAAAAAAGCGTGGGCTTTACGCAAACATCGCGGCAAAGCGTAAACGCATAAAAGCCGGTTCTGGCGAAAAAATGCGTAAGCCAGGCGCTAAAGGCGCTCCAACCGCAAAAGCTTTTAAGAAAGCTGCCAAAACTGCAAAAAAATCGAGCCGCAAAGCGGCAGGAAATAAAAAATAGTTGAAGTCTTGGTCGTAGCTTGTCGCGGTTAAGCGGTTAGACTGTTAGGCATAGAACCTTCCTATGTCTACCAATGGCTGTTATTCGAGGAGAAGAGGGCGCTGTTCAATTTAGTGCCTCTGGCGGTTCCAACGCAACCATCGTTGGTACTCGTAGCTGGACACTGAGCATCTCAAAAGAGACACTTGACACCACCAAGCAAGGCGACACCTTTCGTTCCAACGTTGGAAGCATGGTGTCCGGCTCTGGCACGGTTGAGCTTGTTTACGATCCAGATGCAACCGGACAGGCTGCTTTTGTTGAAGACGTAATCACAGCCGCTGATCCAGCAGACGCAACCTTTGAGTTGTTCACTAAAGGAACAGCAAGTGGTACTGATTCAGTGAGTTTCGCTGGCATTATTACCAGCATGGATATTGGATCTACTGCCGGTGATCTTGTTGTTGCAACCTGCAACTTCATCACTAGCGGAACAATCACCAGCAACCTTGAATAAAGGTTGATCTGATGGTCGAATATCGCGGCGAACGCTTCGCTGGCTACAACAAACCTAAACGCACTCCGAGCCACCCAACAAAATCCCATGCCGTTTTGGTAAAGGAAGGGGAAACGGTTCGACTGATCCGATTCGGACAACAGGGAGTCAGTGGCTCGCCAAAACGTCAAGGGGAGTCTGTAGCAGCAAAGCGCCGTCGTGAATCCTTTAAGGCTCGCCACGCAGCCAACATAAAGCGTGGCAAGCTTTCCCCTGCTTACTGGGCCAATCGCGTGAAATGGTGACATGACTTATTCCGTTCCTGGCTCGGTACGCACACATCTCGTCAGTTCTTCTTATCTCGGAAGCGTAGATAGCCCATTTGTTCGCACCAAAGCGGTGATTGATCAAATGAAGGGCTGGGAGATCATGACAGCCGTGACGAACGGCACCGAATATCTACGCGAAAACAGCGAAACCTTCCTTCCACTTGAGCCACGCGAGGATTACTCAGCTTATTTGGCGCGTGTCAATAGATCTGTATTTTCGCCCTATACGCAGCGCTTGATTCGAGCAGCTGCTGGGTTAATTCTTCGCAAGCCAATTAGCATCGAAGGCGATTCTTATTGGACTGAAATTTTCAACAAGAATGTTGATGGTTGTGGGTCGGATATTGATGAGTATGCTCGCCGTCAAGCTATTTGCGCTTTAACTTACGGTCATTGCCATACTTTAGTTGACTTTCCAGCACCTACAGACGCAAGAACTCTTGCTGAAGAGCGAGCATTAAATCGTAGGCCGTACTGGATTGAGGTTGAGCCAAAAAATATTTATGGGTGGCGATTAGATCGCGACTCAAATTATGGCAGCCTAACTCAAGTACGAATTGCAGAAAAAGCAGTTGTACCTGACGGCGATTTTGGTGAAAAAGTATATGATCAGGTTCGCGTTATCGAGCCAGGTCGTTACAGAGTTTATCGCCAAGATCAGCAAGAAAAGCAGCTTCAAGGCAGTGCTGCGTATCCTAATTCATACGACCAAACCACAACGGCTGGAGGCCAATACGAGATTGTTGAGCAAGGCTCCTATGGTCTAGAAGACATTCCTTTGATAACAGTTTATGCCAATAAAATTGAAACAATGTGCAGTCGTCCGCCACTCTTGGACATTGCATATCTAAACTTAGCCCATTTCCAGCGTCAAGCCGACCTAATTCATAGCTTACACATTGCAAGCCAACCAATGTTGGTTATGGAGGGGTGGGACGATCAGACAAAGGACATGGCTATTAGCGTTAATTACGCAATGGCAACACAACCTGGCAACAAAGTTTATTACGTCGAGCCAGCATCTAGTGCATTTGAAGCTCAATCAGCTGAGGTTCAGGAGTTGCAACAACAAATGAGCAGTTTAGGTATTAGCACTCTTAGTCAACAGAAGTATGTAGCAGAATCCGCTGATGCTCGTCGCTTGGATCGTATCGATACCAATTCGATGCTGGCAATGGTTTCAATGGATCTAGAGTCTGGCCTTCAGAAGTCCTACAACCTAGCTGCAAATTATCTAGGCATTGAGCCGCCTGAGGTCAAGATCAGTCGTGACTTTGATCTGCAACGCTTGATTGGTCAAGACATCACGGCAATGGGTCAACTCTTTGAGAACGAAGTTATTGACCGTGACGAGTTCCGTGAAATGCTGGTTCAAGGCGAGATTTTGCCTAAAGCGGCGGAATCAAGCGATGACGTTAAAGTAGGAGAGCAATAGCTTTCTAATCATGGCTGGACTTCGTTTTGAAGAGATTAACCCTCCAAAGAAAGAGGAGTGCCCGGTCCCTCCCGCAAAGAAAACAACTAAAAAAGCAAAGTCTAGTAAAGTAGAAGAGTCTACTAATTCTTGAAAATGGAAGAACAGGTCATCCAGGAGACGCCAGTGGCGGCTTCTGAGCAACCCGTGGTTGCTGTTGAAGACACTTCAGTCGTTGATACTTCTGCTGTGCAAGCTCAATATGAGCAACAGCTTGAGTCGCTAAAAACTCGCGCTCAGGAAGCCGAAGAAAAATTCCAAGGCGTAAAGAGCAAGCTTGACGACGTTTATAAAAAGCAAAAAGACGCTCGTCAAAAAACGCTAGAAGACCAAGGTCAGTGGAAAGACCTTTGGGAAGAAGCGAACCAAGCTGGTCAAGAGAAAGAGCAGCGCATTGCGGATCTGGAACGTCAGTTAGTTGATCTTCGGTCATCTAATGAAACTGCTGCAATGCAGACTTCTGCGTTAGCTGCGATTAGTCAAGCCGGAGCGGTAAATGCTGAGCAACTGCTTCAGTTGATGCAAGGCAGTTTGAAGAAATCCGAGTCTGGCAAGGTTGTTGTGCTGGATAGCGGCATCGAGCAAGACATCAATGTTTATCTTGCGAAGCTAAAGAACCCTGGTTCTGGCTGGGAGCATCAGTTCAAGCCAAGCAGCGCTTCTGGCATGGGAGCAAAGCCAAGCTTGAATACTGCTAATGCTGCGGGAATGACTAATCCATTTGATCCTGCAACTTTTAATTTAACTAAGGCGCTACAATTAAAGGAGACTGACCCTGAGCTTGCAGCCGTGCTGGAGCGAGAGGCAGGTAAATAGTCCCAGTGGGACACCAATTCAAGTCCGTGACTTGATCCCCGCAAACTTTATCCCTAAATAAGAAATGGCTGCTCCATTTCAGAATTACTCTGGCGGTGTCCTACTTGCGGACATCGTAAAGAGGAATAATCTCAGCACCTACGTGTCTGAGGCTATTAAAGAGCGCAGCTTGTTCATCAAGTCTGGCGCTGTTGTCCGTAACTCTCTTCTCGATTCACGTGCAGGCGGTACGCGCATTCAAGTTCCTGAGTTCAATCCTGTATCTCCAACTGAGGAGATCATGAACGGTACTGCTACTTGGGGAACTGGCGGAGCTGGTTACCTGACTCCACAGAAGATCGGCACCGGAACTCAAATTGCAAGCATCTGCCATCGCGGTTTTGCGTATGCCGTAGATGACGTTGCAGTTTTGGCTGCTGGTGAAGATCCCATGCTTCACATCCGCAACCAGTTAGCTGACGCCATCAACAAGCTGAACAGCGCCCGTCTGTTCTCACAGCTTGCTGGTTTGTTTGGCACGGCTCTTTCTGCCAATGCACTGGATAAAGCCGTTGCAGCCGCTTCTGGTGGTGCTGAAGCTAACTTCCTCAGTGCAGCAACAGTTGCTGAAGCTCGTTCCAAGCTGGGTGAGCGCGGCGAAGAGCTGGACACACTGAT